CCAAGTATTCTGTGTATTATTTCATCTACATTTATCGTTTTTTCAAGTGACTCAGCTCCTTTTAACAATAAATCCTCAGTAAATCTCTCAATATCATCAGGAATATATGGATTGTTTATCTCCTGTGATTTCTTTACAAAATCCTTAAACTTCCTAAAAAAGTTGTTTTTAACAGCTTCCAGTTTTTCTATCCCTTTTTTAGCTCCAAAGATTATTTCCTTTTCCAACACTTCTTTTCTAGTAAAATCTACCAGCATACCTATTAAAATTACTTGTAACTGTTTATCCATTGTTTCTCCTCCTAAAATTTATAAAATCAATTTTAAGCTAGCTAGCAGGCTCTACAATCAATTTCAGACTGCTAGCCAACTTATTTATCCAAAAAGTTTTTTAACGTTCGATTTTGGCTCGTATTCAAGCCATTTTTACATTACTTTAATTCAAAATGTGGCGTATCTTTCATTTTCCAATTTCCACCCCACTCAATGTTAATGTTTTTACTTTTTGCTACTTCCAAGATATGGTTTGCAATCAATTTCAATTTCTTTTCATCATACCCTTCTTCAGATGTAAATTTTCTATATACTCCATTTTCTATAACTCCACAAGGGAATATGTCAACTGCATGTCCGTATCCGTCAGATTTGATTTGATGGTTTGATTTAAATTTTTTCCCATCACAATTTGTTACAATTCTGCCCGGTTTGCTTCTTCCTATTTGGTACAAAGCAAACTGTTCTTCCGTTGTTCTAGCTCCGTCTGTGATTCTAAAATCGTACGGACTATTTTCAATTGCAGCTTTCATAACTTCAACCAGCTTTGGGTGTACTTTTTTCATTTTGTCTAAGCTTGACTGAGCGAAAGAATATTTTTTATTCTCTGTTACTGTATTTTCTTTATCCCAATCTTTCAAATATTCCTCCTTTCTTTGAACTCTGTTCAGCCAGCCAGCCAAAAAATCTCTCTGCGTTTTGTCAGCTTCAACTTTACTTCTGTAATAAATTCTTTGCAGATTGTGGTAAACTTCCAAAAATTTTTCAGGATCTACTGCATTTAATGCATCTAATGTTTTGCTTCCGATTATTCCATCCACATCAAGATTTGCATTTGTCAATTGGTTTATAGCAATCTGTGCGTTTTTTGTTCCATTTCTTCCTGAATTAACTGCCCAATCGCATATGGACAGAGCTAATTTGTCATCATTTACTTTATCTAGTTTGTTCCCTAAGTAGTATTTTTTTAGATATATGTTTTTTGCGAAGTCTTTTGTCAAGTCTTGCATATTTCCTTTATATCCAAAATCCCTTGCTTCTTCTTTTGTAATTCCCCAAGTTGTTTCTCCGCCTTTATCGTTTTTATCATCAGAATAACCTCCTTCGACTTTTAGCAGATATTCAAATATTCTCTCAAATCTATCCATTTTTATTCCACCTTTCTTCCTAATAATTCCATATCTCTTAAATATTTATACAACTTTGCAGGACTGAATTGATTAGCCTTTAACGTTTTTAAATTGTATGTCAGACTCTCATCTAATCCCTTGTTAATCAGATGTATGCATAATTCTGAACAAAAATATTTGTCCTTATGTTCAATTCCCAGCTCCAGCAACTGGCTGAAAAAAATAGCTCCATAGTCGTACCCTTTGCCTTTCAGTTTCATAAACTCTTTTAGCACAATAGGGATTTCAATATGCTTGTCAAGCTCATATATATCCATATTATCTTTATACACAAAAGGTTTTATTCTTACGCCACCAGGATTTGATAAATATACATAGTCATTATATATGAATTCACAATGGCTGTATTTTCCTAATGTCCTTAATGTTATCAAAAAACCTATGATACTTTTAGGCTTGTGAAAACATATATAAAGCTTATTCCTTTCAAGATTCATAAATACCTCCTAACCTTGCTTCATTTCACTTTCAAATAATTTGTTATATTCAATTTCAGCATTAAATGATTTCAGCTCTTCGACCGTTTTGTTTTCCAAGCTGTGCGACAATGTTGTCTCGGCAACCATCGAAGTAGTTGTATGTTTTCTCATTATTTCGGACATTTCTATGAATTTCTGAACACTTACATTCACATATTTTTCAGAGCCGTCCTCTGTGTAGAATTTCCAGTTGCTGTACTCTGTCGCCATTAAGTCAGTCATAACTTGCGAGAAATCCAATTTCTGACCTTTGGCTATTTTTCCCATTAATTTAAGAATAAAGCCGAGAACTAAGCTAAACAGTATCTTGGTTATATTAGACTGATCTATTGTCCTGTTGTGCTGAAGATACTTAGTCCCTTTCACTTCAAATTCAAAAGGCTTTTTCTCCCTTTCAATTCTCAGTTCGTAAAGTTCCTGTTTTAGTTTCTCAACCTTTTCTTCTTTTCTGTATTTGATTTGATTGTTCTCAATGTACTCAAATTCAGATAGTTCGACGGTCTTGATTTTTCCATTCTCAATTAATTCATTTTCATCAAGAGTGTATTTTCCAGCTTTGTATAGTTCCTCTTTTGTTGCCTCTCTTAGATTTCCGTTATCCAAAACTGGATTTTCGTATTCCAATTCGTTCCAGATGTGCTTTTCTGTATCCCAGTCCGGATAAAACAGATTAGGATTATTTTTAAACTCTTCCAAATCAGTAATAATCGGTCTCGCTATTATTTCGAGACTTTTTTTGTTGTAGATTACAACATTCATTTATTTTTACCTCCTTATACTCTGATGTTTTTTTACTTAACAAAATATGAAACATTTGCATAAATTGTACCTTGAAAGTTAATTGATGACTCCCAGGTTATACGCCCGTCTGCCCCTATTTTTATAGTTCCTGAGTTATTGCTGTTCCAAAAAGCAACTGGGGCAGAAATATTTGAGTTCGGACGATATCCAGCCGGCAATGTCGCCAAGACAGTCCCTCTGGACAGGGAGCCCGTCAGATAATAGTTGCTGTCCCAAGTAAGAATCACTAAATCCCCTTTTTTGGAAAGTGCAATCCCTTTTTCAGCCACAAACTTAGTTTCGGTTTTGGAAAAATCTTCCACTCTATCTGAAATTGGCTTATTGCTTATTGCCCTAAATTTAGTAACATCGTTGTAAGTCGAATTCGTATCTGTTATGCATTCGTAATAGAACTTAGTCACGTTATCAAAGTAAAATTTCCCTTTAACTTTGTTACCAGTATCTTGAATGTTTCCACCAAATTCTATTCCTATGATTTTTGATAGTGCCTGCATTTCCAAATATCTTCTGTCTGCTGACTCTCTTGTTAAATAAGTCATAGAATTATCTATTGTTACATTCAAATTAGCAGCCTGATCGATTATTATGATACATTTTTCTACTATGTCTATTGCATTTTTCCCATTGTAAACTGGAATATAGTCACCATCTGTTCCTTTATTGTATGCATACAATATTTCAGTTCCTGAATCGTCCTGAGCATATATTCCCATTTCTGATATTTTATAAGAATTTGTTATTGTGCTTTCTCCTGTCCCTGTCTTATTCGATACTATAAATGTGAATTCCACTATTCCATTTTCTTTTCTTCCGTAACTGTTCACAGGGAATTCATTCCTTTTATCTAGTAAATCTGTTAATTCCCTGTCATTTCCTGTGTTGTATCCTGCTCCAATCTTAAACTTTGTCACATTTATTTTTGTCTCGTTGTTTATTGCCTTTGCAAGAAGTTCTCTTCCTTTGTTAGTCAATATCCAACCTATATAATTAGCCATTTTACCTCCTTATCTAATTCCTATTGTATTTTCTTTTACAGTTTTCCTTCACTTAAATTCTGCTCCATCCAAGGCAGTTCAAAGTTTCGTTCATTTAAGATGTTAATTATCTGCTTTTCAGAAAATATCCCTATATGCTTTCCAAACTCTGCAGTTCTATCAAATGTCAATGCCTCAAGCCAACTTCTTTCATTCTTGTACTCGTTTACTACATCTAGTACTTTCAAATAATCCTTTTCTTCTTTAAGCTCTCCCAATGTAGATATTTTAAAATACCCTGGTCGTCCACCATACTCAAACCATTCTTTTATTTCTGCATTCCCAAAGAGTATTTTACAGATAGCTTTTACACTCCCAAGCGTTCCTTTGTTAAAATGGGCTATTACGGCTATTTTTACTAGTTCTTTCTTACTTTCAAGACTAGCATTTTCTCCGACATAGTCGACGTGATACTCCATCAATCTCAGTTTCTTCAAGCTTATCAATGTTCAGAAAAAACTTATCTATAATCCTTTTCTTCTGATTTGTTATAGCGTAATCTATAGATTCATAAATCCATCTTGTCCGTTCATCGGTCAGAGTTGAGCTTGCAGCTATATAAGTTAATTTTAAATCCTGTATAGTTATCATAGCTCTTCAACTCCCTGATAATTGCTTGTAATCCCATTATTTATAGCAACTTGATTAAAATCTAATTTTTGAAAAGTTGGATTTCTTAATACAGCTCTTTTTACTCCAGCTATTTTTAATCTTTTAATCAGCTCATCTGGATTTATGTCTTTGCCTATTTTTTCTTTCTGCCATTCAACATATTCCTGAACCGTTTTGTCTACGTTAGATTTGATGACATTTACAAGAGTTTCATTATCTTTGTCAATATAATAGTCAAAATCTATCGAATAATTAATTTTATTCGGCTCTTTAATGTTCACGTTGTCAGTCAAAGGACGCACATTTTCTTCATTAAGCACCGCCTTTACCTTTTCCTTGAGTTCCTGGCTTACAGCACCTATGTCAGTCCATATATAGATATCTACATTGGTCGCAGAGGGCGAATGAACTTTAACATCTATAATGTTTGTACTTGCTGTCTTAGTCCAAAAAGTGTATGCTCCCGAACTTCCAGCTGTGGTAAAGCTCTCAGGAATTTCCCTTATTCTCTCTCTGTAGCTTTCATCTGCTTCTTCATTTGTCCCTGAATTACTTTCTGTAATGTTTTCAACCTTTGCATAATTAGGGAATATATCAACCATATCCTTAATTTGCCCAACCGGAATACCGTTTCCAATAATTCCAAGCGTATTACATGTAGCTTTTCCGTCAACTGACAGATTTCCTTTTGTTATCTTGTATTCCTCATCTGTTTCAAAATAAAGCTCGTTGTATCTAATTCTTGAGCCTTTTGGAATTACAGTATCTGTTGTTTGAATGCTTGAAATATAGAATCTAAATGTAGCTACTGCTGGCTGTTCGATAAGCCTTTTACCTCTGTTTCCGTAAAATTCTCCCTTCAAATCCAGCCTTTCATTTCTTGCAAACCTTAAATAATTCTGCTTAATATCATCGTTGTATTTTTCTTCTAGTAAAGCCAGCTGATACGCTACTGTACTGAAAATTAATGTCTCAGGGCTTGCTTCTGTCAAGCTCCTTCCGCTAAGTTCCTGAAATTTATTAATCATATCTCTTTTTATTTCCCAAGCATCACTGTCTATCGCTTCATATTCCTCAAAATTATCCAATATTTATCACCTCAATTCCCAGTTCAATATCAAAATCATTATTGTGTTTATCTATCATTTTTATTTCTGTGGTTTTTAAAATTGCCCTCGGCTCATATTTCCTGAACATCTCAAGCAACTGAGACATTATTTTATTTTCCACAACGTTTATATTTTTATCTATTAAATCGCTGTCAAAACTGAAATCACGGTTAAGTGGCTGTTCTTCCTTACAAACTCTTAAAAGCATTCCAACAT